CATTTGGTGTAGTGATTTCAAATCTAATGTTGTCTGCAGTACCTGAAGTTAAACTACCATTTGTTCCAGTTGTAGTGTTGTTTTGGTCTGCACCTGCACTAATTGTTTCAAGTTGGAATATGTTTACTCCACCACCTGTTACGTATGAAGAACTAACATAACCGTCGAACACATATGATGAATTATCTGCAACCGTAGATGATGTAGCTTCAGAATAAGAACCAGTTGCAACACGAGCAACCAATAATGATTGACCACCGTAGTTGAAATAATTGTATGCAGCGATAGATGTGAAATAAGAATAAACATCACTTCCACTAGTGATGATGTCACCGAATACGTTTTTGTATTCTGAATAAGATGTAACTACAGTTGGAACTTCAACTGGTCCTTTAACTGTTGGGCCGATTATAGCGGCACCAACCTGAATAGGCTGACCTGATAGATATGACTTATCTAGCTCGTTTAATGTTACTCCTGGAGATATTGTAAAGTTTCCCATTGTTTGATTTTGATTATAAATATATTGTTAATTATGCAAATTCGATTTAATATACTAAATTGTTACTCCAGTTGGTAGAATATTGAATTCTAGTAATATAAATTCTGATGTTTTAGTTGGTTGTATATAAATTTGACCCACTAATTGGTTATTGTCTATCACGGTTGGCGTGTTGTTCGTGTCGTCCATTACTACATTAAAGTCGTACAAACCTTGTTGTTGTTGTATTGTAGATAAATATGGATTTACTTGTGCCAAGAATTCATTACGTGTAGCTGATGTGTTTTGTTCAAATACTAATGATTGTGCTATTTGGCCAATGTAGTTATTTAATTCGATTAATAAACGTCTAACGTTTACACGATCTAATGCGGTATTTTTCTTTTGTAACGTTTTCTGACCATATACAACTACACCATATCCTGGTAATGTTGCTAATGGGTTTACGTTTGCTTCATATAGCGTGTCTCTTCCGCTTTGTGTAATTACACGTTCAACACGTGTTACGTTAGCCATAATGCCTCGGTTAGTACCAGCTGGTGCTATCCATGGGTATGAAACTCTATCACTAGCCATATATACACCTGGTATTAATGTGGATGCAGGCACCCATACGTTTTGTCCAGTTGCTGGGTCAATTGTTTGAGCCCAAGGCCAATATGTTGCTACAAATGATGTATCGAATGCGGCAGCAGCATTGTCAGTAGTGGTTAAATTTTGACCATATTCAACTATGTCAATTACAGCCATCGTATCACCACGTCCAATAATCATAGGTATCAATCTAGTGTTGATAACATTAAAATGGTTAGTGAATGAACTACGTCCAATTAAACCGGGAACTGTAATGAAATTGTATCGGTATGAATCTTTATTTGCTAATAATGCAATTGATTGTGTATATGCTGATGCTGGTATGCCTTGTGTATTTGAATCGTTGATTGCTTCGTAGTAGCTAGCAGCATATCCAGTTGGTGTATTTTTACCGGTTGCGCCACCAAATGCACCTCTACCAGCTACTGGTATTTTTGCTGCATATCCAGTTTGTGGCGATCCAGCATTATCTAAATAGTTAGGTGTTGGTGTAAGTACTTGTTTAACACGAACGTATTTTGAGTTGTTTGGGTAACTACCAGTTAGTTCAAGGTAGTATTCACCACTGTCTACCGCTACGTTTTCGATTGAATTACCAATTCTTTTTTCAATGTAGTTTGATGAGAACGGGTCTAATGATAAGTTGGTGTGTGTTTCAATTGTAGATGGTGTTGCTGTGGAGTCGTTTCCTTTTCTAATTAGCAATGAAAATGTACCGGTTGCTGTATTTGGTGATACAATTTGCCATCTGTAGTTATCCGCTGTTCCGTTTGTTAAATAACCGGATGAATCTTCAGATCCAACACTGTTCATGATTTCACCTTCAGATAACGTTTCTAATACGAATGCGGTTTGAATAGATGCGGTAGCAGGTGTAAATGAGCCACTTACAACGCGAGTAACTAGAAGTGAACTACCTCCATTGTTGAAGTAATTATACGCTGAAATTGACGTTAAGTATGAATATGTTTGAGATCCACTTACTAATATATCTCCGAATTGGTTTTGATATTCACTATATGTGGTTACTACGGTTGGGATACCTACCGGCCCTTTCACTGTTGGTCCAATAATGGCTGCTCCCGCTTGTATTGGTTGGGATGTTACTGCTGAATTATCGTTTACGTTAATGGCTACCCCTGGTGATACAATAGTTGTTGGCATGTTTGATTATGGTTTAATTTTAATTATAAATATGTAAATATTTAATCATGTGTTAAGTTAATGGGAATATTTCGCCAGTCTCTGGGTTTAGATTTATTTGTCCGTATTTTTCGTATAGTGAATTGTTGAATTCGGATTCGCGTTTGCTTAGTTCGGTTAATTGTACTTTAGCGGTTGCGTGTCTTTCGTCTAATTGAATTCGCATTAACTCAATTTCCCCTAGTTCGAGAACCAGGGATTGAGTTTCTTTTTGTATATCTCTAAGTGATTGTAATTCGTCTGTGGATATAACTGTATTAGTTGTAACTGTTTCCATGTGTGGTTTTTAGATATAAATATATGGTGGTTTATGCAAGAGACGAAGAACGCCAAGATCCTCCAATATATACATAAATGTAGTAGTTACCACCGTTAATTACAGGCACCATTTCGCCTTCAACGCCGGTATATGCTGGTGCTACTGATTGTGTAGCTACCATGATGGTATTATTTGATGTTACTTTAAATGCGTCTTTACGAGTAGAATTATCTATACCACCACCAACGATGAATCGGGATGTTGTGTCGTTATGTGTGTTGTATTTTCCGGTTACTGATTGGCCAGATCCAGAAGATATAGTACCTATACCACTAGCGTGTGATGATTCACCATATGCTATTGTTCCGTTTCCCTCAGCGTGTGAATAATTACCGCGAGTTAATGTGTAAATCCCTTCAGTGTGTGATGCACTGCCCGAAGCTATAGTATCCTGACCTTCTGCGTGTGACCATACTCCACTAGAGGTTGTGCGTAATCCTTCTGCGTGTGATCTACTCCCACTAGCTAAAGTATCCTGACCTTCTGCGTGCGAATAATCACCAACAGATCTGGCTCCGTCCCCTTCCGCGTGCGAAAAATTACTAAGTGCTTTTGAATATCTTCCCTCAGCATGGGCCCAACCACCACTTGCTGTGGTGTACTGTCCCTCGGCATGGGATGCTTGTCCACTTGCTAATGTGCGTTCTCCTTCGGCATGTGCCCCAGTGTCTATTACTCGGGTGGATAAACCCTCAGCATGGGATGCTATACCAGATGCTATTGATCCACTACCTTCAGCATGTGAATATTGTCCACTTGCTAATGTTTGGCTACCTTCTGAATGGGCATACATATTACTAGCGGTAGTAATATATCCTTCAGCGTGTGAACCTGTTCCGGATGATAATGTATTTGTACCTTCTGCGTGTGAACCAGGACCTACTGCTTTACCACCTGGATTGCCATTGTTAAATCCACCTTCAGAGTGTGAATATGAACCGCTTGATATTGATTGGTAACCTTCAGCGTGTGAGCCTTCTCCAAGTGATATGGATTCCTGTCCCTCTGCATGTGAATATGCACCATTGGTAATAGTACCGTTACCTTCAGCGTGTGAATATGCATTACTTGCGGATGTTGATACACCTTCAGCATGTGAATATGAACCACTTGCTAATGTGTCTAGACCTTCGGCATGTGAATAGTTTCCAAATGCTATATTTAGTCTACCTTCAACATGTGAATAATCACCAATTGCTGTGTTTGATATACCTTCAGCATGTGAATAGTCTCCACTAGAGGTTGTTAAGTATCCTTCAGCATGGCTGGATATTCCTGATGTTTTGGTGTTTCGGCCTTGTGCAAATGATCCACTAAATATAACTGTGCTACTGTCTGGTATTGATAATATACGTGTAGTTGATACAGGTACAGTTAAATCTGAATTAGCTATATTTGTGTCACTACCTCCTGGTGCATACGATGCACTAACGGCATATGATGCACTAGTTGGTACTAGTGTGGTTAAGTTAATAACATATGTACTGCCGTCTCCTTTGGTTAGTGTTAAGTTTGGGTTGGTAAATGAACCCGATTTTAATAACGAACCTGTATTTGTTGCTGTACCAACAGCAGATGATGCCGTAACGAACAATTGCCCGGTTGTAGTGTTAATTGTTAATATGTTGCTTTGCGCTGTGTCAGTTAATGTTTTAATGTACGTGCTACCGGATAAAATTGTAGAACCGGTAACTTGAAATGAACCTGACACGTTAATGTCGTATGCCACGATTCCCGTAAATGCGTCGATTGATTGGGATACGTGGTATGGCCTCACTATGTTAAGTGAAGCTATATCGTTTTTGTCGAGTCGTTTTGCCATGTTTTATGTATATGTTTTTTAAATACTACGAATGATTGTTTTAACGGTCCATCCACTTGTGGATACGGAACCAGTTAATGCTAAGTTACTACCCGATACAATTACACCGAATGTGAATCCTGATGTGTCGCCGAATGATGATGCGGATGTTTCGATTTGGTTTACACTACTTCCACTCCAAATTGCAAATACATTACCTGCTCTCGCTACTGATCCACTGCGGATGTTGTAGTCAATATGGATGCTATCGTATGTTGCAGTTGGTACTGTATATAGTGTGGTTGAACCACTGTTTGCGGTTGTTTTATTTGTAGCGAATAACGCTGATGCACCAGAGGCACCACCAAGTATGGTTGTGTAGTCTGAATTGGCTTGAAGTATTCTGTTTGAACCGGTCCATACCGTGAACAATGAACCAGATACAACGTCTGACACGTCAAATAATGGTCCAGCTGAACCACTAACAGCAAATACTGTGGATCCAGATTTATATACACTTACACTACCCGTTGCGTTAATTGAACCGGATATAAGTACTGCTTGGTTTAATTGGTTGACATACGATGCAGTTGCAGAGAATGATGACGACACAGAGTTTAGTACATACGAAGCTGTCTGTGCTAGTACAACATACGAAGCGGTTTGTGCTAAGGCAACAAAACTTGCAGTAGATGCAAATGAAGATGAAACCGAGTTTAGTACATATGAGGCTGTTTGTGCAGTAGTAACGAATGATGCAGTTGATGCAGTACCGAACAATGAACCGGTGATACCGTTTTGTACGGTTAAACTACCAGTGATTGTTGCTGAACCATTTAACGTCATTACACGGTTTGATGATACGTCAAATATTGCTGACGATCCAGTGTATATGGTCCATAGCGAACCGGATACAGAATCGGTAACTTCGAATAATGTACCTTGCGATCCACTAATTACTAGTGGGGATGAACCTGATTTGTATATGTTTACACTACCTGTTGCGAATAGCGAACCAGATATGTTTACAGTTTGGTTTAATTGGTTAACGTATGACGATGTGGATGCAAATGATGACGATACAGCATTAAGTACATACGATGCGGTTTGAGCCGTTGTAACGAATGATGCCGTTTGTGCTAGTACAACATATGATGCAGTAGCTGCTTGTGTAGCGTATGATGCAGTACCGTTTAATATACCATTGAATGAACCACTAAATGAACCTGTATTGCTTAAGAATGTATCTATTCGGTTAGCCGTTACAATTACACAAGGTGCTAATGGGGTTGTAGGTGTTGTTCCAGCGGGTTTTGTAAGTAAAGTAATGGAAGTAGACTCTGCTTGAAACATTAATTGTATATAATCGTTTGCGGCTGCGTTTATATAGAAATTAACTGATGTAATAATTTCACCGTTTTGTGCATTCGTACGTCTAGGGACGGATATGGAACTATTACTATATGCTACATCGGATGCGGATCCGCTACCATTTCCTTTACGTAACCAAATGTTAACGGTTTCGTTTTCATTAGATGAATTTTCGAATTGAGTGGAGAATTGGTAGTTATATATACCAGCATTTGCAAAATAAACTTTAGTTGTATCTGAACCCGTTACATATACTCCATTTGTAATGTCTGTTACATCTAATGATGCTGAATATGCTGTGGTAGTACTTGCTATTGCGTATGAATGTGTGTCGTAGAAGCTACCATATGAGCCAGTTGATGTATTGTAGTATGTACCTGTACCAGTTGATGAAATGGTAACTTGACCAATTCCGTTAGTTGGTGCTAGGGTAATATTGGGGCCAGCAACTAATTGAGTCACACCACCATTAACAGCATAACTAGCTGTTTGTGCTAATGTAACATACGAAGCAGTTTGTGCATTCGCAACATAACTAGCAGTAGCAGCATAAGATGACGATACAGCATTAAGTACATATGAAGCCGTCTGTGCAGTAGTAACGAACGATGCAGTTTGTGCATTCACTACATAACTAGCCGTTTGTGCTAATGTGACGAATGATGCCGTTTGCGCCGTTGTGACGAATGATGCAGTTGTAGCAAATGATGACGATACAGCATTAAGTACATAACTAGCGGTTTGCGCAGTAGTAACGAATGATGCAGTTGATGCATTTGTTGCCCACGATGCCGTACCGAATAATGAACCGGTAATACCACCTTGCACATTTAAACTACCCGTGATTGTGGTAACTAATGACGAATCAACTACTAATATGTTTACAGATCCCGTGGATACAGTTAATAATGGACCTGAAATACTGTCCGTGATGGACATTAATGGTCCAGTTGAGCCACTAACGGCTAACACGGTTGAGCCAGATTTGTATATGTTTACACTACCAGTTACACTTAGTGAACCAGTAATTTGTGCCGACCCTGTGTATGGGAACGCAGCAACAATACCAGTTACATGCGACGCTGTTAATGCGTATGATGCGGATAATGATGAGTTTGAGTATGATGCAGTTGCTACATAACTAGCGGTTTGCGCTAGTGTAACGAATGATGCCGTTTGAGCATTCGCAACATAACTAGCAGTTGTAGCGAATGAAGAGGATACAGCGTTTAGTACATATGAAGCCGTCTGCGCGTTTGCAACATACGATGCAGTTTGAGCATTTGCAACATAACTAGCAGTTTGTGCTAGTGTAACGAATGAGGCAGTAGCAGCCTGTGTAGCATATGATGCAGTACCAGTAAATGTGGTTGCGGTTACACTACCACTAACTAATAAGCTACCAGTAAATTCATGTGTATCGTCTGATGTATCGCCGAATTTGGTTGAACCAGATGCGTAAATAATGGATGATGAATTGTATATGGTATGGAATACGTTGAATGATGCCGTACCGTTCACTACTAAATCGCCATTGATTGTTGCGCTACCAGTTACACCAAGCGAGCCGGTGATTTGTGCTGAACCGGTGAATGGGAATGGTGAAATATATCCCTCTAAGTATGATGCGGTTAATGCATATGATGCAGTAGTTGAATTGTTTGAATATGATGATGTAGTGGCATACGATGCGCTTAGTACATAACTAGCGGTTTGTGCTAATGTGACATAACTTGCTGTTTGTGCAGTAGTTACATACGATGCAGTAGCTGTTTGAATTGCATATGATGATGTACCTAATAACGACCCAGTAAGGTTAGCATTGGATGCTGTAAGTCGAGTTGCACTTATTAATGTTTCATTGGATGTATTGTATACAATTCCAGCATTGTAATATGTTGTGAATGCAGTTGGTATACCAGTTGTATTTGATATGATTAGTTGTTGCGAACCTAATGGTGCATTGTTTGTGATGGTACCACTAATGGTTGAATTTAAAATATAAACTACACCCGCAAATGTATTTGGTATAGTAATATTACCAATGTCACATTTATCAAAATATATAAAGTCGGTTGTAGCACCAGTAAATACGATTTGAGGTAACTGGCAATTGTATATTCTATGTCTACCTAATGTGCCATTTATGGTTAAACCATTTGTTCCTAGTTGTAAATTGTTAAGTCGGGTACGAATATTACTAGCACCAGATATAGTTACACCTCTTGCTCCGGATAATTGGGCAATTGTAGAACCAGGCCCAGCACCTGCCTCAGGTGCATTTAATGATATGTTTGGGGTAGTAAGGGATAAATCGGTTCCTGAATATGATCCAGGTCCTATATACAATACGCTACCTTGCGATGAACCTAGTTCGGTTAAAGCGGTTGAAATATCTTTTACGCCCTCATTAGCGAAAAATGTGTTTTTGTATAGTAAATAGTCTTGTTTATCTAATGTGTTGGCGATTAAACTAGAACTAGCAAATATAGCATATGATGCAGTGTCTGCTAAATCAGCGTGTGAAGCGCTCACAGCATTTGATGCGGATGGGGTGTTCTGTGCAAACGATGCAGTAGTTGAGTAACTCGCCGATATAGCGCTGTCAGCAGCAGATGAACTCATAGCATATGATGCCGTAGTTGCATATGAAGCAGTACCAGCAAATTGCGATGTGTTTGAACCAGTATAGCTGTTGAATGAGGTGGTAGTAACTAAATAGTCTCCCAATTGCGTTGCCACGTCTTGGTAGTTAGCATATGTTGTTACACCATCTGATGTGGTAGTTAATACATACGATCCAGTTGTGTATTGTATGCTGCTGCTAAACCAATCGATTACATCTGGGTAAAATACACCTTGTTGGTGGATACTACCTGAAATGTCTTGGCTACCACTAAATATGTTTGAGCCGGTTGTGGCTAGTGAAGCGCTTTTAGCTACAAATACAGGGTCAGTTTCATCGTAGTATGATGCAGTTTGAGACGTTGTAACGTAGCTAGCGGTTTGTGCTAGTGTAACGTACGAAGCCGTCTGTGCATTCTCTACATATGAAGCCGTCTGTGCATTTTCTACATACGAAGCCGTTTGTGCATTTTCTACGTAACTAGCTGTTGTAGCATACGAAGCAGATACAGCATTAAGTACATACGATGCAGTTTGTGCAGTAGTAACATAAGATGCAGTTATGGCATTTATTGCCCAAGATGCAGTTGCTGCATATGAAGCCGATACAGCATATTCGGCATATGATGCCGTTGCTGAATACGATGCACTTATAGCATTTGATGCAGTAGCTGGAGATATAGCGTTTGATGCAGTGTAGTATAATTGTCCATTGATTGGGTTGAATGTTACTACATTGGTTTGTGCTGTGCTAGTTAAATTAGGGGCAACTACATTACCATACATGGTAATTGGGCCATTTACGTTTACATCGCCTTTGATTGCTGTGGAACCGGTTACAGTAAATGAACCTGATACTGTAATGTCGTATGCGTCTGCACCTGTGAATGCGTCTACTGACTGTGATACGTGTTGTGGGTAAATTGTTTGGTTAAGAACTATGCCGTTGTTCGATAGGTTTTTTGCCATCTTATGTTTTAATTATAAATATGGCTAAATCCACTAAATGTTCGAGGACCCGGAATAATATGTTTCAGTGCTTATTACTACCTGTGCTTTACTGTTAAATTTACGATGTGCGGTCACTTCCTTCTGTATACTGTCTGGGATAATGTAACCCGACAATTTAAGTGTAAATGTAGCCTTTACAGTACGATCTTGCCCGTCGTTTAGTTCGGTTGATGTGGTGAATGAGTCAATGTTTGCTTTGAATTTGAATCGTTCTGGGTCACCCCAATATGCATTTGATGCATAGTTGATAGCCTCAACTATTTTGTTGAGTTGGTCAACGTAGTACGTTTGTACAGTACAACTGTAGGATAAATTAACGTAGTCAGGTATGACGATTAATTGGTATGTTTGTACCGGTTTACGGTTGTTGAGTAAATCGAAATTTGAATATGTGTTTTTCTTGTTGTATGTGGTGGTCCAAGTTGCATACAAATGTGGTTGGTTGGCGTCTATTTTGTTGGTGATGGAATTGTTGCGTTCCACGGAATCACGTTTGAACATGATTATGGGCGCCATGATTTTGCCGTTTTTGTCTTTGTAGTACCCGTCCTTTTGTGCAGATTTCCAGCGTTCAGGTGCACCATATATTACTG